CCAGATGAAGCATAGAACTTGTAGTGTAACTTAATATTGATATTGTCTATGAGTTTATCAAAAAGCTGTTTGCCGTGAATATCTGCCTTTGGAAGAGTTATAACATTAAATGGTCCTTTCATCCAAGTTAAGTCGGCACCCATAACAACATTTGAATTGTATGTTGCATTGTATTCATTGACAGCATCATTATAAGTTTCCAAAGTTTTATCCAGATAAGCCGTAAATACACTGCTGCCATCCATCTGGTTTGTCCATTCATATGTTACTTCAGGTGATTTTACGAGGTCAGATACCTTAATATCAGCATCAATGCTCAAAGTGTCTGGGTCATCTGTATAGATTTTAATAATGTCTGCCTTGTAGATTTTCTTAGTGGCACGCATAGAATCATCAAGGAATTTATAGACTTTGTTTTTGAGTCTAGTATTATATTCTTGAAGATTTGCGGTAGAATTGACACGAACTGTACCAACTAAGTCATAGTAATGTAAGAATGGTGGAAGACTGAGAATGGTAGAATTAACCGGAAGGTTATCCTTACAGTTTTCGCGGATTAATTGAATATTACGGATCCATTGCTCTGTGGGATTCTTAGAATATTGCCAATGATAATAACCAAGCGGAGAGATGAGAAATTTCACATAGTCCGTTAGGTGATTTATATAGTCCCTACCATAAAGAGTATACGGTTCTGAAATATCGTCATCATTCAAGATGTCACGCGGATAATAATCACCGTCATTTTTGATGTATAGACGACCAAGTAATGAATATGTGATAATATTCTGCAATAGTGGATATTCTTTTGTTGTAAGTTGTGATTCTTCAATTTCTTGTTGTCCTGCAGCATAAGCATTGTGAACATACATAGGAGATGTAAGAGTACCAAAATAGTTTTCAAAATCAGAAAGCATGATGAGCTTATTACGTCTTGCAAAATATGCAGGACCATTGACTTTCATACTTGCCATGGATTCGAAATCATCACCACCATAAACATCAGAATTTAATATGAAATTAACATTGGAACTAATGTCAATAATGTTACCATTTATGCTTGCATAAATCGGTGTATTTACAGAAATACTTGCACCCGCAACATGTCTTCTATTTGCTGCCTTTCCGCGAGTGGAAATGTAACGAATATAGAAGTTATCAGTCGGTTTCATTAAACCATTGACGACGTTATAATCAGAACCAAATGTAACCTTTACTGTTTCATCAGGATTGGTTGTAATCTTACAAATTCTTAATTGTAGTGCCAAGAGTTCTTTAATTACTTGTTCAGTATAATTTGTATCGAGATTTTTCGGATGTGAAATAACTTCGTAAATTTTCTGCTTAATAAGCTCAGTTGTTTCTGGCTTAATTTTTCTATATTTTTTATTGAGCTTTATAGAATGTGTTTCGACATCGAACAATACATCATCAGCAAATGCGGCGTCTTCGGTTTCACCGATACCAACCTGACACCAGCTGTTTTTCTGGATGTAGTTTCTGTCACCATTATAAGCATACGGGTCACGATCACCATACCAGTTAGAAAATGTTGTATCAGGAATATTGAAAGACTGGTGTGGTTTTGCAATTTTGTTTAATACAGAACGACCTTCTACAGAATAAACTTTACGTTCACCTTGGAAACATTTAATTGGCGTAACGTTTTCAGTATTAACAAAGTTTATACCTTGTAACGGCATATAGACGCTATTCGTATGGGGAACAGCGTTGATAAGATTTTTCTGCCAAGTATCATCATGGCAATATGTAATATCTTCGTCTGTAAGAACGTAAGAATAACTACTGTCAAGAATAAATGGCATATCTGCAAATGTGAGAGCCAGAGAATCTTGATTGAAGAAAATTTCAGTTCCGGGCTTGTTTATTTCTTCAGGGAACGGACCTTTTAATTGAATAATAAATTCAGCTTGTGCAGGAATCGGACGACGAGGACCATAGCCAAGGTTTTGACAATGCTTAATATGGTTAGCCTTGATTTTGGATGTTTCGAGCAGACGTTCTTCTGCAGAACGTTGTGTATAAAAATTTATCTGGTCACATGTATCGCTTAGGATTTGAATAAATTTTGGATAGAAATTACTTGCTTCAATCTTTTTGAAGAAGTCTTTATTTTTCATGAATGCACGAAAACGTTCAACAAGGTCTTCTGTTTTTAATTCTGTATAATCCATACATTATTTATATTCTAGTTTGGTACTTAACATTGAACTTACATCTAATAATAGCAATATCTTGGTCCATAGAATAGTTTACAATATTGTTATTATCATCAAGAATCGAGTCAGAAATACCTGGCTTGAATAACTTGTAAAGGTCAATAATTAGAAGTTCTGCATGTGTCCAGGCATTATCTGTAATCGGTGTTGTTTCAGTAATCTTAGTGGCATAATACTTATTGAGAAGCATCTTAATTAAGTAATTCCAGAAATCTTTTTCCGACAGTGTAATGTCAGAATTAGAAATCAAATCACCACGACGAAGAATAGTCTCAGAACGAGTAGTGACATCGAAAGACTTAATATTGTAAGGTAAGTCAATAGGGCGGTCAGCAGTATTGTGAGTATAGAGACTATTCATCCATGTTTTGACATCATTATCCAACTCCTGTAATCTATCTTTGGTGAGACCATATTCAGTCGCACGTTCTTCAGTAACATCATATTTGGAATCAGACCAGTAGTTATTACCGTAAGATACAGTTGTATGGAAACCACCCGTGCTGTTAATTGCTAAAATATTGTACAATCTGCACTGTGATGTATTTTCACCATACTTTATTAATTCTTTACGCAATTCTTCATCTACTTCACTTTGAGCAACATCAAGATCTTCCGTGGAGGAAGGCATAAACATCAATTTCGGATTGGTTATTGATGGCAAGGAAATAGAATCACCAATACCTTCAAATGGAGTATGAAGATAAATCTTGATATAATTTAGATTGGTATTATCGACGGTAAATTTACTGGAATGGTCTACTTCGTTTTTCCATCCTAGGTTACGAATATTATCGGTATAGAATCTAAACTGAATATGTATTGTACTATCAGGAGTAATGCTATCGACATCAAACTTTATGTGTTCAGAGTCGGTTCGCGGAATAATGATTTCATTAAATACGAGAGCATCAGCATAAGTACCCATATTTTTATATTTGTCATATTCAGAAGTAAGTTTTTCAGTGTTGAGAATAACACGAACGCCCTTGATTTGGTCAGTTTCATTCCAAGTATTATTCTTGAATGTAGGAGCAATTAAATCAGATACTTTTATATTAAGATTTGCATTTAATACATGGTCTTCGTCCATACAAAGTTTGATAAGATTGGACTTATAAATTTCACGAGTTTCTAAAGTCAATGTATCAAGATACTTATAAATCTTTGTCTGTAATTTTTCTTTAAAGTCATCGAGGTTTTCGGTACCCGCATCTACTTCAATATCGCCTACAAGGTCATAATAATGCAAGAATGGCGGAAGCGACATGACAACGGTATTTGTCGGTGTCAGGAGTTTTACATTATGGTCGATTTCTTTAATATTTTTCATATACTGGCTGTCTTCTTTTGCAGGAGGCCAGTCAAGTAAGGCATACTTGTTATAATATGCTTCAGGTGAGACAATACATTTAATATAGTCAGCAATATGTTCATTATATTCATCACAGTATAATGTTGCTGGATTATCCGCATTGTCGGATTCCGCGACAAAACCATCAGTAATCCATTCATCCTTACTATCTTTGACAAAGATATTTCTAGGCATATAAACATTCTTGCCAGTATTAATATACATGTGGCTGGCAAGTGTATAGAACAGATAGTTGAGATTTATATTCATTGAATTTATGGAAACCATGTCCTTTGCTTTTTTGAACATATTGGTTTCATAAGTATTGTCAAGTTCTTTAAGTCCAAATACAAGTGCACAAAGAACGTCAATAGGAGTAGTCAATGAATTGAAATAATTGATGAAGTCACGCTTAGATACGAGTTTTAACTGCGAAGTCCAATAGGCTTCAGCATTATCATACATGGATTCTTTCGATTCAAAGTTTTCGCCCCCAGTAAGGTCATCAGCAAACAAGAATTGAACATTGTTAGTGATGTCAAAGGTACCAACAGATGTATGTAACATCAATTTCGTATTATTGGTAAGTTGACTTTCTGTAATACCAGTTTTATTTCCGAAAGCGCCGCGAGTAGAAAGATATTTGATGTATAAATCTGGATAAATAATCTTATTTGTATTCGGATCTCTTTTTCCTTCGAAAGCTAATTGTGCAAGATAAGAATAAGGACCAAAGACAAAACTTACGGTTTTATCCGGATTGGTTTCTAACAAGCAAGTACATGGACGAGAATCGCCTTGTGGATTAGCACCAAAGTTAGTTAAAATACGTTCATCCAAAAGAATGGAACGGTCTTCAATATGGAAAATCTTTGATTCTCCGCTATTCTTGAAACGTGTATAAACCTTTGTCAAACCATTACTTGGCGTATAGGTACTATCTTTATTAAAATGTCTAAACTTTACGGCAAACGGGTCACGAATACCATACCAGTTACTGAAAGAAAGATCATTGATGTCAAAGCGTTGACCAAGAGTTTCAG